TCCGGGCATGTCGCCTTGTAGTAGCGGATCGGTTCGGTCACGATGGCTCTCCTGGGTTCGGGTCGACGGCGCCGGTGCCTGCGATATAGATGCTCACAGCGCACCTGCTGGGTGTGCGGCCACGGCGCTACCCGGGACCGACTGCCACTCGTGCGCGTTGTCCAGCAGCCGGGGTAGGTCGTGGTCGAGGCGGGCACCGGTGCGGTGCCAGGATGTGCGCAGCTCGACGGCAACGATGTAGGCGACGGACGCGCCGGCGAGGACGGCAAGGAACACGGTGCTCATGACGGGCCGCCGCAAACGGACGCCCATGGGCCGTAAAGGGTGTCGAACTGCTTCGGGGTGATGAGGTCTTTGACGACCAACGCCCAGGCGGCGTCCCAGGCGGCGTACCAGGCGGCGTCCCTGGCGGCGTCGATGGCGGCGTTCCTGGCGGCGTACCTGGCGGCGTCCCTGGCGGCGTACCTGGCGGCGTCGATGGCGGCGTACCTGGCGGCGTCGATGGCGGCGTACCAGGCGGCGTCCCAGGCGGCGTACCAGGCGGCGTACCAGGCGGCGTTCCTGGCGGCGTCGATGGCGGCGTACCTGGCGGCGTCGATGGCGGCGTCGATGGCGGCGTACCTGGCGGCGTCGATGGCGGCGTTCCTGGCGGCGTTCCTGGCGGCGTACCTGGCGGCGAATGCTTGACCCTCAGCGAAGGTCAACCGCCCCGCACGCTCAACCAGCGCAGCGACCTGCTCACCCTGTGGGCCGAACGCCTCATGCGCGGGCAACTCCTCAGTCACACGCAGCCTGCTCAGCCGACGCTTGGATGGCAGGTCATCACCAGCCGTCAGTGCGCGCCCGACCGGTTGGACCAGGAACAGGCGGCACGGCCACTTCATCCCTGTGCAGTCCGTGGGTGACACACTGACCGACAGGTAGGTGCCCGGGTCATCTTTGACCTGTTTCACGCTCGGGTGGGTGACGACATCACCGGTGATGAGCGCGGCGCCGTAGTCGACGGTCCCGGTGCGGAAGTCCGTCCCGTCCGGGCATGTCGCCTTGTAGTAGCGGATCGGTTCGGTCACGATGGCTCTCCTGGGTTCGGGTCGACGGCGCCGGTGCCTGCGATATAGATGCTCACAGCGCACCTGCTGGGTGTGCGGCCACGGCGGCCTCAAGGTCGGTCTTCGCCTGCGCCAACTCCTCGCGCCACTGCCACGGTGCCGCAGCCGCGTCTAGGATCCGCTCGACGTCGTAGTCCTCGGCGTGCATCCAGCGGGTGAGGACGATCAGGTCCCAGTGGGTGGTGGCCAGCAGTGGGGGGTGTTTCTTCGCGGCGTTCAGTTCGAGACCGGCTTCGTCCCGGTCAGACCAGGTCATGACTCATCCCGGTTGATCTTCGGCATGGTCTTGAGGTATTCCAGCCTTACGTAGTGCTCGGCCATCGAGTCGTCACTGACGTGAACGAACTCGAAGGTGACGGTGCCGAAGTCGGCGGTGGTCGTGGTGTGGCCGTTGTGGATGTCGACATCGGTGTTGAGGGCTTTCGCTGCCTGGATGACGTCGGCGGCTTCGAATGTTTGGATGGTGATGTTGAGGCCTTGCTCTGCGTATCTCGGCATCGGCAGGTCAGGCTCGAGGAGTTCGAAGGTGAGCGCGAGGGCTCGTAGGTCTTTCGCGTAGTCGGCGTAGGTGACCATTTGGTATTCTTCCTTTCGAGGTTGAGGTCCGGTCATTGCTGAGGAGCAGGCCGGGCCTCGCTTTGTGTGGGTGTGCCCGCCACCACGTTGCTTGTGTCTAGGCAGCGTGGCGACGGCGTTGGTGGTTACGCGGCGCGCTTGGCGGCGAGCGCTTCGATGTCGGCGCGGTGGAACATCCGAGCGCCGCGAATGCCAGGGGCCTTGACCGCCACGGGCACCAGACCCTGCTCAATCCAACGGTGGACGGTTGCTCGGTTGATGCTGAGGATGATCGCGGCCTCGCGTGCGCTGATCAGGTCGTTTTGGTGCATGTGCGTCAAGTTACGCGCTTCGTCATTTGGTGTCAATAGGTAATTTGACGTGTCGCACATCTCGGGCGTGTCTGTGAGTTTGGTCAAGAAATAGTCATGTGGGACCATTGCGCTACGTTCCGCATGTGTGTGATAGTGCAGTCATGGAAGACATCGACAACGGGACCGAGTGGACAGTCGGTGACCGCCTGCGCAAGGCCCGGATCACTGCCGGCTACAAGAAGAAGCAGGAGTTCGCTGACCTCCTGCACATGACGGTCAAGACTCTGACCCGATACGAAGACGACGAGATCGTCCCCCGGTGGGTCTACTTGGAGTCGATCGCGTCGCATACCGGCCGCACGGTAGACTGGCTGCTGAAGGGTGACGATTCACTCTTGCCGACGATGACCGTGTCCGACCGTTATAAGAGTCACGAGTCCCCGGTCATTCACCCTGGCCGCGAGCTGGTGCTGGCGTCATGAGTACCCGATGGTTCGGCGACGACGCGACGACCGAGCTCCAATGGATCGCCCACGAGGCCCGAGCGCTGGCGACCGAGCGCGTCGATGAGAACTCTGAGCGCATGACTGAGTTCATCTCCCGCAAGCGCGCGTTGCTTGAGTACGTCGAGCAGGAGCGGACAAGTCGGCGTGTCTAGTGACCGATAAGGTGTGTTCAAAGTGTTTACAAGGGTAGCCTAAACGGGTGACACAAGTGACCGGAACGCCGATGGTCGCCACGGCCAGGGTGATGTTTCATGAAGGGATGGCGAACACATGACACTCACCGAGTTTCTCCTGGCACGGATTGCTGAAGACGAGGAGACGGCGCGGGCTGCACAACCTGCACTCCCCGGCGATGCACCACAAAAGTGGCTCGTGAACACTCAGTCGATCCCCAGGGGTGAGCGCTTCATAACCCAAACCAGCGTCCGAAACGAAGGGAATGTCAGCGTGGCTCGCGGGTCTGCGCTAGTCATGGAGTATGTCGTCTGGTTCGATCCTGTCCACGTCCTGGCTGAGTGTGAGGCGAAGCGGCGGATCGTGGAGGGATGCAGCGAGATCATCTACAACCTGTGTTCATGCGATGAGCTCGGCACGTTCGCGTTGGATACGGTCGAACTCCTCGCGCTGTCCTACGCCGACCACCCGGACTTCCGGCAGGAGTGGCGGCCATGAGCCACCCCATCCCGCTGACTGACCCGCTGTCGATCGCGTGGCTCCAATGGTGCATAAACGAAGGCATCCCAACCAACACCACCGCGCGCCGGCTCGCCACGCTCCGGTCCATGCCCAGCGCCGGGACGGCAACCCGCGAGGACGTCGAGGCATGGTGGGCTGCGCGCACCGACCACGCACCGGCCAGCCGCGCCAACGACCTCGCCAACCTCCGATCGTTCTACCGGTGGTGCAGACGCTGGGAACACCGGCCGCCAACCGACGACCCGACACACCGAATCGACTCGCCCAAGGTCCCAAAGGGCCTCCCTCGGCCCATGTCCAGGGCTGACCTGAACCATCTCCTTGACGTGCTGCCACCCGACATGCGTCGCGCCGCAGCCTTGGGCGCGTGGGCTGGTCTGCGGGTCTCTGAGGCGGCCTCTCAGGACTGGGCTGACATTGACCTTGAGCTGAACCGGATCCGGGTCCTGGGCAAGGGTTCCAAGACGAGGCAGGTAGGGCTGTCCGTGCTGCTGCTGGATGCCCTGCTGCCTAATACCGGGGGTAACGTCGTGGCAGCCGGCGGGAAGCCGAGCAGCGCCAGTGTGCTTCAGCGGCGTGTGAACCGGGCCTTCGAGACAGCTGGCGTCCATGCCACCTTCCACCAGTTGCGGCACCGGTTTGGGACGATCGCTTTGGCGAACGGCGCCAACCTACTCGCGGTGAGTAGGGCGATGGGTCACGCGTCCGTGTCGACCACGGCGGGCTATGTGTGGACGTCGGACGCAGAACTCGACATCATCGCCGCCGCGGTAACCCGATAGGAGACTGACCATGACACTGACTGAGTTCCTGTTGGCGCGGATCGCTGAGGACAATCTCAGTGGATTGTTCAGGCTAGAGGACTTCCCTGCCGGGTGGGCCGACCATGCCTTGCGCGCCCTCGCACTCCCCTACGCCGATCACCCGGACTACCAGCCCGAGTGGAAACCATGACACAGAAGCCAAGCGGGCAACGCATCTACTACCCGATCTGTGGCAACTGGAACTGTGACGACTACGACTACGACTGGGAATCGATCGGCCCCGAGGATGAGGGTTACTCGGCGGTCAAGCGAGAGCACCAGATCGCCACCTATCACAAACCCGAAGCCGAGTGGCGTTCTCGGCTTCAGATTGAGCGCGACAAACGTAACCATGGCGATCCGCTCTGGATGGATCTCTGGCGGCCTGCCTGAGCGCGCAAGAAAGCCCGCCCGCCTCCCAGGAGTCTGGGGAAGGCGAGCGGGCGTCTTGCTGCCCCGGGACCGGGGGCAGTCAGTGGGTTCGAGGAGGTAGCCGGATCTTCATGCGGTGGGCGGTGACGCGGGCGTGTCTGCGGTCCTGGGTTGCCCGTGCGGCCTGGTGCTGGTCCCACCAGGTTTGATAGGCGGCGCCGGGCATGGCATGGGACTAGACGGCTGGCGGTGCGGCGGGGGGCACGGTCGTTGCCTGCGTGTAGACGTCATTGGCGGTCGGTGAAACCCTGACGGCCGGGTCCGCAGCGGGCGGCTCAGGGATGGTGAGCGGCTGTGCCGGGGGTGTGACAGCCATGGGGGCGCTGGGGCCGGTGTAGGGCACGACGGGCACAGCGACCGGTGCGGCCGGGGTGAGGTTCAGCGTGGTCAGGTTCTGCAAGATGCACGTCACGGCGGCGGCCCGGCGAGTGATCCGACGGCGTTCCTGGCGGCGTCGAGGAGCCCGGAGGCGTTGACGCCGAGTGCTGCGACGGCGGTCTGTGCGGCGGTTTTGATGGCGCGGACTGCGACGTCGGCCGCCCATGTCTTGAGGTCCATGATGTCCCTTTCAGCGAAGCGGGTTGGTGGCGAGCGTGGTCCGGACAGCTGCGGCCACTTCGGCGGCGGTGGCGCCGGCGGTGACCTTGGCGGCGACCGCGGTGGCGAGGGTGTCGATGTTGGCCGGGGTGAGGGTGATGGTGGGCGGGGGCATCTTCGCCACGACTGCGGTGGCGACGTCGGCGGCCGGGACGGGCTGCGCGATGGTGTGCCCGTCGATGGTCCGCAGGCGAAGCATGACCTCGCCACGTTCGGAGTACGGCTGCGGGAGGCCGTCGTTGATGGCGAAGTCGAGGCCGGTAAGGATCGACAAAACCTGTGTGAGCTGGGCTGCTTGGTTGGCGTCCATGTCTGGTGTTGCTCCTTGGGTGAGGGCGATGAGCTGGTCGATGGTGCCGTTGAAGACGGACCCGTCGCACGGGGTGGCGATCCCGGCGAAGTTCTGCTTGTCGGTGAACTGCCAGAGGGTGTGCGCGTCGGTGGGTTCGCCCTGCCCGTACGCGGCGACCCAGTCGACCTTGTCGGCGAGGTGGGCGCGGGCGAACGCGACACCGGAGTAGGTCCACTCGACCGGGTCCTTCCACTGCAAAGCGCTCAGCCACGCTTGGCGGCGGCCGGTCTGGTCGCCGGTGCCTTCCTCGATGTCGACGATGGCGACTTCCCCAGGCAGGAGAACTCCCGTGGTGGCTTGGAACGCGTGGGCTGCCGCGACCGGGTCAGCGCCTGCGGTCAAGTACTGGTAGAAGCCCCTCCACCTGCAGTTTTTCCGAGCTCCGGCGATGTTGGGAACCGCGAAGTAGTCCGCCCGGTTGCTGTTGTGCGTTCGAACAATAACGGCTGGGTTGCTTGCGCCGTAGGCAACCCAGTTGATGGTCTGTTCGAACTCGGCGACGTCAGCCAACGTGAGGGTCATGTCAGCCACCTAACGCTTTGAGGATCACGGCGCCCAGCGCGGTGGCGAACAGGGCGATGACCGCGATGGTTTGCATGGACACGGCGCGAGACTCCACAACCTGCGCCTTCGCACCGCCCGCCGCCGATTGGGCCTTCGTCAGCTCCGTGATCGCGTCCAGGATCGGTTTCAGGTCAGCCGCGCTATCCCTGGACACAGTCACCTGCTCCTGCCCGCCACGACGTTCGGCGCGCAACTCAGACAACTGGGTTTTCACGTCGTTGAACCCCGTGGACAGCCCGGCGATGCCGGTGGTGAACGTCTCGCCCTGCTGCTTCAGCTGCTCCTTGGACGCTTCCTCGGCCTTAGTGGTTGCCAGCTGGGACGCGATGGTCTGCTGGTCACGGGCCTTCTCAGCGGCTGCCAGGGCGGCCTGCACGGCCTTCTCTGCGGCGATCGTCGCCGTGGTCAGCGTCTTCTCAGAGTCGGATTTCAGCTCGAGACGGTGGGTCTCCATGAGGCCCAGGATCCGGTCTTGGCCTTTGAACTGTTCTTGGACGACTCGTAGTTCAGCCTCGAGCAGTCGCCGACTGGAGTGACCAGATTTCTTGATCTTGTCTTTGAGCGCCTCTATCTGGTCGTTGTTGCGTATCTGCCGGAGCGCGAACTCACGGTCGAGGGCTTCCTGCCGGATACTGTCAACCTGGTCGGCGTCGGCCTTCGCGCGCCCTGACGCCTCGAGTGTGCGTACCGAGGGGTCAGGCTGTGACTTGGCGCTGGTCTCTTCGATCATGGCGGGTTCCCTCGGGTTGGTTGTTTCAATGGTCCCTCCCGGGATTGTGTTGCGGTCGTTAACCGGGTCTTAACTGCCGGGTCTCTTGTGCCTGTCGAGGTGGTCGAGTCGGCTCGGTTCGTCGGGCAGGATCGGGGCGATCCTGTTGACCAGGCGAGTCCATAGGCGTCTTAGTGCTCTCATGGGATCTCGAACACCTGCATGGTGAGTTGCTTCAAAACGGCCTCGGTGACGCCATCGACGGCGTCGTCCACCTTGATCGACCACTTATAGGTGTGCGTATCCCCAGGCGTGAGACCAATGATCGTGAAAGAGGCCCGCTTGCGGGTGTAGATGGCCGCACCGGCAGCAACGCCCTGCGCCGCAGACATATAGAGACCGCCTGATGAGACATCAGTGGTCGACTCCCGAAGTCCCCAATAGCCGCTGCCTACTTGAGCAGCGTTGCCGTATGACGCTTCCGGGGCCTCTACTTCGATGAGAACTTTCCCCGAGCTAGGAACAATGAAGGTGACTGCCGCATTCGTGGCGTCCACATCGACAAAGCTGGTGTCACCGGCATGGGACGTGCCGGTCAGCGAGTTGTAGGCGTGGTAGGCAAGCAGTTTCCGAATGCCCTGCTGTTGCGAGGTCAGGTGCAGGTCGAAGAACTGGCAGCCAGCAGCCCCGGACAGTTGCAGCGCGCCGGTGCTCTTGTAGTAGCTGAAGCGTCCGACGAGAGCGTTGGTGGGGTCCCTGACGTCGTTGACCCTGGTTTGCCAGCCCGAAGCGGCCCCTTCGATCTGCCAGTTGAGGATCTGTAGGTTACAGACCGGCGTGCCGACCAGTCCGGCGCTGGGGTCGATGGTCGCCAGGCCATAAATGTTGCCTTCGTCATCGAAGTTCTGAATCAACTTGGCGTGATCGCCAGGCTGGCGGAAGAACGACGCCACGGCGCAGCGGCTAGAGGCGATCCAGCCGTGCTGTACGTGTTCAACGATGTCGTGCCCACCGAAGTAGCCGACGACACTCACCCGGTTGGTACGGAGCATGATGTTGTTGTTCACCTGTGGTAGCAGGTATGCCAGCCCGGTGGGGCTCGTCGGTTGAGAGATGCTCGACAGGGCCACGTTCGTGTCGAACCCGACACCATCTATCTCTGCCGCGTACACCTTGGACAGGTCGAGCATGGTGATCGACGGGTTGTCAGGTGCCCGGAAGCGCAGGTTCTCGACAACCACCTGGAGCAACGAGAAGGTCGTGGCACCAGTCAACTGCGTGTAGGTGGGACCACCAATGCACGACGGAACGCCGTAAGTCCCAGACCAGGCCGGGGCCAAGGAGGACCGGATGGTGGCACCGGAGGACTGGTTATAGGCGGAAAGCACCGGGTAGGCCCATTGTGGGTTTTGCCCGCCGCGCAGCCGCAACACGACCTTGCTCGTCGGTGTTCTCCAGGGCAGCCGGACCTGCGCGTTCCACAGACCCGCGCCGCCCTGCTGCAAAGCTCGGGAGCACAGGTAGGTCTTGCGGGGGTCGAACTGGACGGTGCACTCGAAGGACAGATCCGCGATACAAGCATCCACAGCCGCCGAGATTGCATTCTCGATCGCCGCGCTGTCGTCGGTGACATTATCTCCGACTGCGCCGTAAGACTCCGGCCGGACGACCACGGCTCCGGCAGACGGTAGGTAAGTGGAACTAAGGGTCGCCGCCTGCGCGGTGCTGGGCAATTGGGAGTCGACGACCGTGATCGGGTCCGCGCCACCAGCCGCGTGCCTGCTCGCGTGGACATCCTTAGACGCTTTGTACGTGGTCACAGTCGGGTCTCCCTAGTCAGGCGGTGATGGTGATGGTGCCGTCGCCGTTATCAGCTACCGACGAAGGGTTGACCGGGGTGATCGACAGACTGCCGTCGCCGTTGTCCACGACCACCATCCCGGCTGCCGCAGCCGCGGCCGCCCCAGCCGATGCGATCGCGGCCGTGAACGCCGCAGACAGGTTCGGAGCGACAGGCGTGTTCGTCGGAGTCATCTGAGCCATCAGACCGCCTCATAAAGGAAACTCATGTTGATCGAATCGTTAATCGTCCACGCCCCAGGCGTCGTGTTCGTCACATCCTGATTCGTCCCGCCCACCGCGGTCGTGTAGTACCGCAAACCGACTATGCCCGCGGACACCCCAGCCAAAACCTGGAGCCGCGTGGCCACACCAGCGCACACCAACCTGCCATCACCGATGAAGTTCTGCCCAGCCAGCCCAGTGGCCGGCACTGTCACCCGGTAAAGCCCCGACCCCGCGTTCGTCCCTGACGACCCGAACGTGATCGTGGCCCAACCCATGACCGTTTTCCCGATCTGCATGTACCGGCCCGTGATCGTGCCACCCGAGCCGAGTGTCGGGTTCGTCGTCGTCGCAGTCAGCACTGGGGTGTACGGCGTCCACGCGCCGCCGATTGTCAGCCAGTTGTTCGCCAGGATGTCGCCCTGGGTTGCGGTGATCGCGCCACCGACCGCGGGCACCGAGGGCGCCACATAAGAGGTCACAGAATCTCCTTAGAGGGCATACGTGGCTAGCGGGAATAACGTGACTACCGAGCCGGATGCCTGAGCGGACTTCGAGGTGCCAGCCGCACCACGGGTGCAACCGGTGAACGTTTGCGGCGAACTCGAGCCGCCCGGCGCGGACCCCAACGTGATGACCTCACACCCGACCATGATCTGCAACGGGTACTGCCCCGCGGATGTGGTGAACGTCGGTTTGCCGACCGCGGTGTCGACCACCACCGTTGTGCCGGCGTTGGTCAGGGACGTGTGCAGGGTCTGCCCGTCACACTGGTACCTGCCGTACGCGGGATCGTCGTACACGCCCCTGGCCGGGTTGTCAGCAGGGCTTGTGTCCCACACCACCCGGTAAGACTCCGGCGTGACGGTCTCCGTCCAACCCTCCACAATCACGTCAACCTGAGTCGACGGCGCCTGAGCCACCGGCAGGTTCGTGATCCGCAACCTGGACCCGATCTGCACATTCGCCAACTGCGAGTACAAGAGCGTGTTCGTCGTCGTGGAGAAGTCCACCGCAACCTGCCCGAACCGGAACCCCGGATACGCCGACACCGCGACCCGCGACTGAGCAAGATTGAACGCGTCCAAATCGGTGTCCGCATACGACGTGACCGTCTCCGAGATCAGCCACGACGCGGCAACAGAAACCATGTCCGTGTACGTCTGCACGCTCAGCGCGGTCCCTGTGTCATCCGCACGCGTCACAGTCGAAGAGTTCAACAGGGTCAGCCAGTCAAAGCTCGGCGCGTACGTGCTGCCGTCCAGGTCAGCCTCAGCGTCCAACGTCATCACCGGGATCGAGTTCTCACGGAACACCCGGTTCGCGAACCGGAACTTCCCGTTCGGCTCGATCCACGCGGCGGCGCCCCCGCCCTCCGTGACAGCCATGTCCTGGCACGCAGTCAGAATGTCCTTCCCCGCCTGCGGGTACGGCCCAACCGTGGCCACACCCGGGTCAAGATCCCAGTCGGTCGACGACAACCCGGCATCGGCCAGCCACCGCGCGATCCGCACATCCGTCGTGTCACCCGCATACCCTGAGATGGCCGCCGCATGGTCCGCGATCCGCGCAGCCGGCACCGCAGACGTGTAGACGTTGATGTAGGCGACGCTGCCCCGGAACCGTGACGGGGTGTACGTGTTCGGGCTGGCATCCTCACCAACCTCGAGGATTGTCGGGGCTGTGAACGACGACGACGATCCGGTGGCACCCTGCACTACGCCGTCGACATACAAGGTGACCGGTCCACCCGCAGCAGTCCTACTGACCGCGACATGGTGCCATCCGCCGTCCACGATCGACGTGGACCCGTTCACGAAGTCCGTCGAATCCTGGAAAGACGGTATGCCAGCGTTCAGGTAGACCAGTCCGGCGATGGTGCTGTTCGCGTTGTCGAAACCCAGGACCGTCATGTTGATGCCGCCCCACGCGGGCAGCGACGACCCGACGTTGACGCACATCTCGATGGTGAACGCGGTGAAGTCCAGTGGTGCCAGCGGCGCCCACACGGTCATCCCCAGGTTGCCCGCTGACGGGACGAACTTCAACGACGTGCCGCCGCGGATACCGGGCGCCCCGTAGATGACCAGTGGTGCGAACTGGCTGATGCCGTTCGGTGTCAGCGGCTGCCGACCGTTGGCCTCCGCGGCATGGTTGACGCCCGCCGCGTCCGTGCAGGGCCACGACAGGTCGGGGGTGACCAGCAGGTCCGCACCCAACGGCGCGTTCAACGTCACCCGGGCGAGCTGACTGCCCCGGTCCGTCGCAGCCAACGCCACCCACGAGGTGCCGTTCTGGTCCACGAACGGCGGCCACCCGGTGATGTACCCGGTGAACCGGATCCCTGACGCCGTGTTGACGTACCTGATCCGTTTGCCGGGGACTACGTTCGGGTAGTTCGGGTTAGCGGTGCCGTCCTTCAACACCTGACTGCCGGGGGTGTACTTCCCTGTCATGTTGTTCAGCAGCGGCCCGGTCATGGTCCCGATCTGCGGCGCGGTGAACTCGGAGGTGCGCCCAAACTTGATGGAGAACCCGGACATGTCGTCAGCGTCGGCGGTGACGTCGGTCCACACGTTCGGGGTGAACTCGATCAGGATCCCGGGCCCTGGTGGCGGACCCGTCGGGATGATGGTGACCGCTGCCGGGACGATCTCAGCCCACGCAACCCGCGCGCTGTTGATCGCACCCGTGACGCCGAACGCGATCGGGTTCAGGTTCAGGGCAGGCACGCTCTGGTGCGCGACCTTGCCCTGAGAGTTGATCGACAGGAACCCGTCAGTCGTGGTCCCCGCAATGGTGATGTCCCCACCGAGATCGTTCTCGACACCGAAGATGATGATCGAGCCGACCACTGTCGGGGTGATGGTGATGATCTGCGGGGTCGAACTGATCGTCACATGGCCGTGGGTGCCGATCGGTGCGGCGACCTTCGCACCGGTGAACACGTAGCACTTCATCACCGTGTCGGCGGCGTTGTTGTTCGTCGTCTTCACCGACGTCGACACGGACGAGGTGACGGACGCCCAGGAGATGTCGACCAGGCCGTTGACGATGGCCGGCGCCTCCACGACAGTCCACGCAGACGTCGAACCGGTCGCCGTGGTGAACACGTTCGTGTCGGTCGACGTGACCGTGTCGAGCAGCGCGGCCCCGACGAGGATGCTCCCGGCTGGCGGGACGAACGCAGCCGTGGTCAGGCTACCCACCGACGTCGGGTCAGACTTGACGCTGACCGGGCTCGTCGGGTCGATCGCCAACGTCATCCGAGGTTCACCCGCACACCGGCACCCTTCATCCGCTGCAGGTCAGGCAGGACAGCCGACGCCAGCCGGGACCCGTTCACGATCAGGTTGATCGTCAACGGACCGTCTGTGGCGCCAGCACCATGCGGCCGGATCGTCTCAATCTGCCCGGTGCCGTTGTGCACCAGGTGCGTGCCCGGGTACAGGTCCCCGCCCTGGTCGTAGCCCATCGGCCGCACCAGAGGGTCGATCGCCGCAATCGAGCCGTAGTTCGCTATGGCGTAGGCGGCACCGGCGTAAATGCTGGCGAACGGGTTCGTGATCCCCAGCGACGCGTACGGGCCCGCGTAAGCCATGAAGGTGCCCGGGATCGTCTGCATCAACCCTTGGGACGGGTGTCCCGCCATGGCGTTGGAGTCGGTGAGGTTGATGGCGTTCGGGTTCCCGCCGCTCTCAAAGTTGATGCGACGCTCGAGCGCGCCAAGGTTGTTCGCGGACTGCCCCAACGCCGCCAGGACAGCGAGGATCACCGACGCCCACTGCGCAGCGCCGCCACCGCCGCCAGAACCGCCTGACGATGCGGCAAGCATGCTCATGAAGTCCTGCGCCCCGACAAGGCCGGTCATGCCGCTGTTCACCGCACTGCCGATCTGCGCCGCGGACGGGATGCTCGCGTTGACGACAAGGCCGCCACCGGCCATACCCCGCGCACCGTAGTGCTTGAACGCGTCACCAAGGTTCGACCCGTCACGGCGGACGATGAACTCGCCAGGCATCAGCATGTACGGCTCGGAGTCCATGAACCCGGACCCGTTGACCTTGCCGCCTACCGCCCCGAACCGCATACCCTTGACGACCTGGCCCGACTGCCCAGCCGAGCCGGCAGGGTGGGCGACGGCCTGGCTGCTGCTGCTGAAGTTCACACCGACCGTCACGCTGCGGCCGTTGATCCCGTTAATGCTGTTCATGACGTTGTTCTTGAACTGGTCGAAATGTGCCGCCGCAGTCCGCAGCTTCGGCCCGATACCGGGAATCCAGCCAAACGCCCACGCCGCACCGTGAAGGACCACGGACGCGAACGTCATGAACGCGTTAGCCATCCAGATGAACGTCGGCTTCAACACGCTGCCCCACAGCCACGTCGTACCCGAGGCGATCGCATGCCACGTGTCAGTGACGACCGCGCGGAACGTCGAGAAGTGGTTCCAGCAGTACACGAGCCCAAGAGCCAAAGCCGCGATGACGGCGATGATCGCAATCACCGGCCACGTCGCCGCGATCGTCGCCGCCGCAGCCGTCACCATCGACGCCGTCCACGCGATCGTCGCCGCGAGCAGCACCCCGCCAACGATCCCAGCCAGGACGTACGCCGCCAGCCGGTTCTTATCCAGCCATGTCACGCCGATCTCGACGACAGGAATCAGCTTCTGACCGAGCTCGGTCGTGATGTCCATGAATGCAGCCGTCAGGATCTTAATCTGACCCTGCAACGTCGCGGCCTTCGCCTTCGCAGCATCCTCAGCCGCGTTGTGCAAGGTCACAGCCTTGGTCGAGTTCGTGAACCCGGTCACACCAGCCAGCAGGGTCGAGTTCAGTGCCTTCGCCGCGCCCGCGCCGAACAGTGCCTTCTCGGCGGCCAGCTGCTGCTGCTGCGTCATATCCCGCAACTTCGGCGTCAGTTGGGACAGGACCGCGCCCATGCCGACGAACTTCCCCGAGCTGTCGAAGATGTGGATCCCGAGATCCTTCAGCTCAGCCGTAGTCGCCTTCGAGCCGCCCATCAGGGTCGTCAACCCAGTGTTGACCACCATCAACCCGCGGCTGCCCGCGATGCCATGGTTCGCCAGGTCCACCATCAGCCCCGACACGTCCGTCAACGTCGGCGCAGCGATCCCCAGCTTCCCGTGCAACTTGTCCACGGTCGTCGCCAACGTATCCAGTGGGACGTTCGTCAGACGGCTGGCATTGAACAGGATGTTGGACGCCGCAGCCGCGCCACCAATCTTGATCCCGTAGGACTGCATCACCGCGGCAAGGTCGCCCGTCGTGGCACCCAGAGCGTTACCTGTCGCCTCCGCCAGCGTCGTCGCAGCGTTCATCACCGTCATGGAGTCCGCGGCCGTCAGGGTGTGCCCAGCAACCTCCTGGATCACCCCAGCGACCGGGCCGAACGAGTCAGCCATCTCCTTGCCGCTGAACGTGCTCTTGCCAGCCGTGGACAGGAACGCGTCACCGATCGACTTCGCAGCCGCAGCCGTGATCTGGGCGCTGCCCTGGATCTTCGCGTCGCTCTCCTGCATCGCCATCGCGTTATGCACGGACAGCGCCACAGTGGCCGCGACAGCGACAGCGACACCCTCACCGATCTTCTTCGCCGAGTTCGAAACCCGGGTGCCGACGTCGTCAGCAGCCTTACCGACGCCCTTCATGGACGACGACGCGGTGCGATCTTCCCCGAAGAGCAGGTAGCGCAGGCTGAGATCGGCCATGTCATGCCTCCTGTTTCTTCATGTCGGCGATCCACTGGTCAACCGCGGCGGCGAACCCGACCCACGTCGAGTAGTTCAGGTTCCACACGCTCGTCGGAACCTGAAAGCCGTGCGGGCTGATCCCAGGCCACACGTGACACAGCGTCGTCAGCCGGGTGTGGACGCTGCCGGAGACGTCTTCGGCGATCCGGTCACGGCCCGCGCGGGGCGCTTTACGGCCCGACCGGAACCCTGACGGGTTCGAGCCGGGTTCGTAGGGCGCTTCTTGGCCTCTTTCTTGTCCTGCGGCTCAGCGATCCACGACATGTCGGACTGCGGAAAGTCAATCGCCTCAACGAAACTGACCTTCTCGCCTGCGATGCGCCGAGACGACCAGATCGTGATGGCGGACATCCACAGAATGTCCGGATGCTCCCCAACCTTGGCTTTCGCCTTCTCCACCTCCGCAGCAGAAGCGCCCGCGGGTGGCTGCAACGCCTCAACCTCCGCGACGATCCGCAGCACATCAGACCACTTCAAAGGGTTGCCCAGCTCGCGGGTCTCCTTCTCCATCATCAGAATGTCCAGCAGCGACAGCCGGTCCAACGTCCCCAGGTCGTACACCTTGTCGTGCAGTTTGAACTTCATGTTGGTCCCTTGTCCCTTGGTGCTACTTGAGTGATTCGGCGGCCTCGACCATGGCGGCCTCGACTGCCTTGGTGACCACGTCGCGGCCGGTGTAGATCGGGCGTGCGAAGTACGGGTGCCCCTTCTGTGTGACCCAGACCTGACCCTCGCCATGCTTGCCACCAGGGGTGAGTTGAGAGTCCCTGTCAAAAACGGGGTGGCGCCAGCCCTTCGCGGTGCCGTTGCCGATCTCCCACGCCCTGACCAGCGACTCCTTGCCTGCAGGCATCTGCGCTGACGACGCGACGATCGTGACCCCGGCACGAGCCCCGGTCATGACCTTCACCGTGATGCCTGATGCGATCGCCATGCGTAGCCCCGTGTGGTGTGGCTTCGCGGACACGGTGCCGCCCGGATGGTTCATGACCTCCAGGCGGGACGTGTCAGCCAACTGCTCAGCCGCGACACGGATCCGCTTGCGCAGCGCCGTTTTCAGCTTCGGCTCAACCTGGCTCGACTTGTCGAACAACCTCTTAAAGGAGGTCGTGTCCGCGTGAACCTGGATCGAGTCCGCGCCAGCCGTCTTCGGACTCATAGCGCTGTGTCTGCAGTGCGGCTAAAGTGCTGCATCTGCCGTACGTGCGCTGACGTATATGCCGCCCCTGTTGGCATCGGTCAAGTTGTCCGTGCCAGTGAACTTGAGCGCCTGCACGATCAGATCCGTACCGTTCGACAGAGGCAGCGTGCCCTCGAAGCGAACGCACGGGATGGCCACCTGCAGTGTCTCCAGTCCGACCCCGAGCGCGCCGGCAGTGTAGGTCAGAACCAACGCCATCGGGGTGTCAGCGATCACCGCGTCGCGGAACGCCGTCGAGTCATACTCCACGGACAGCGTGCCGCTGATCGCACCCAACCCATTCGTCGGCTCGCGCTTCTTCCCAGCGCTGTTCAGGTTGTTCCGGTCGACCTTCAAGTTGTTGTTGCAGATGATCGTCCCGCCTTGAACGTTCGCCAACGCCGTCGCACCGATAGCCATCATGTTCGTCGTCGGCGCGGTGAACGCCCCCGTGTAGATCGACCCACCCGCGAACTGGTACAGGTTGACAGGCTCGGCCGGGTACGACGGCGCCGCGTACCCGATGCTGGACACCACATCCTGCGCGTCGATGGTCGACTTCAACGTCACAATGTCGCCCTGGGTGAAGTCCAGCTCCCACTGGGTGACCATTGACCCGGGAAGCGTGTATGCGTCGACCGTGCCGCCAGCCTCAGGCAGGCCCTTCTGCAGCGTCACCGACCCGGGGGTGTCAGAGTCCACGAAGTTCTGCTGATATGTCGCCCCAGATACGAGAGTGCTCGTCCCGCCGCCAACGTTCAGCTGCCACCACAGGCCCATGCCCTTCGAGGCGCACTCCATGACCACGTCGCCGCCACCGTCGTGGGTCGTCACGTTGCGCCTGCCGTCGCGGGCGATCCTGCCACCTACCCTGATCCCGGCGCCCTGCTTCACGTTCTTGCGGTAGTCGAGCGTCTCGGACAGGAACTCGTACCACCGGGTTGTCACCACGGCGGTGCCGTAGGTGGACTCAGCGACGCTGATACCGACCGATGCATCCTGTACGGAGGTCATGGGGTCACCGCTTCCTCAGCCGCTGCGGGCTGGCTCTCTGGGGCTTCGGGTTGCGGATCTGGCGGGGTCGGTGGCAGCGGTGGTGCCGGTGGCAGTGATCCGCCGTTGTTGTAGGGAAGTTCGTAGTTGCCGACCTGGGCCAGCAGTCCCTCGCCGGGGTCGAACACGTCGTTGCCGTCCGCGTCCTTGCTGGTGGACGGCGCGCGCCCGGCCTGCTCTGCCGTGACTTCGAACACCTCACCCGCGGCGAGGGTCCGGCCGATCAAGGGCAGATCGACAGCCCCAAGCGGATTGCAATTGCGAAGCTGCACGGCTGCCTCCATGGCATGGGTGCGGACCCTGACACGGATGTGCAAGGGGTGATGTATTGACAGATGTATGTACAGGGTGGATGCTCAGGTCATGAACACAAACGGGATCAGAATCGGCGCCATGATCGTGGCCATCTCGGCACTAGCGGCCTGCGGAGGCGGTGGGAGTTCGGCCGGCGGCATCAACTACGCGTCGGCCAGTTCGATCGCGACCGGGTTGAGCGCGGGCGGGTTCACCTGCACCGCGTGGACACCAGAACCGGGGGCCATCGGCCCCACAGAGGCGGGTAACTGCCAGCACAACGGGACCCAGGTGGAGGTTGCGACGTTCGCAACCGCAGACCAGATGACGAAGGTTCTGGCAGCGTTCGCCAGCATGGGCGCCGGGACCGGGTACGTGAGCGGTGGAACGTGGATGGTGACACCCGCGAGCCCAAGCGAGGAGCCCGCAGTGCAAAAGATCCTTGGTGGGACAGTCAAGTGACCCGTGAGGCGATGGTGTCCATGACGATCCGGCTACCCCGACAGTTACGCGACGCCGCAAACACCAAAGCCGACGAACGGGACGAGTACCTGTCCGAGGCCATCCGCGAGTTCCTGCAGTGGTACATCGACAAGGACGCCAGAATCGAGTACGAACAGAACGAGTCGCCGCTGGACGAGGCGAACTTCCGGCGCATCCTGGCCGAAACAGCCAAGACCATGCCCGAAGGAATCGCCTGAGATGATGCTGACTGAGTTCCTACTGGCACGGATCGCGGAGGATGAGGCGATGGTTCGACCAGCCGTTGAACTGGATATTAAGTACGGGTCCAAATACTTCGGGCGGTACGAATGGGAGCATGACGGGCTTGTCGTGAACCCTGCCCGCGTCCTGGCTGAGTGTGAGGCGAAACGGCGGATCGTGGAGTTGCACAAGCCGATCCAGCCCGAGCCGTGCCACTGCGGGAAAGAACACGAACCGCTCATGCCAGCAATATGCGGTGAATGCGGATCAGCCACGCATACCGACTGGACGACCACTCCAGTCACAGCGCTCTGTGACACGGTCCTAATCCTCGCCCTGCCCTACGCAGACCATGCTGACTACAACGAGAAGATGTGGAAGTTCTAGTAGCGGACAACCGCCGTCATGGTCGTCTCGATCGTCGTCACACGCCCAGCAGGATCACCCGTCGTGGCGTCCACAGCAACCTCAGGGTGCATCTTGATATCCGACACCCACGCATCACGACAAGCCCCGCCGAACCGCTCCTGCGGGCTCGTCCGTAGGTACTGCTCGAGGACCGTCAACAGACCAAGCGCGCAGTCAGTCGACAACGGCTGCGCCGACTCGTCACCCGGCGTGTACACGCTGATGATGACCGTCACCTCGGCGTGGATCTCCCTGCTCCGGTTCGTTCCCAACGTCGGCCGCGTGATCGGACCGTTGACGTCCATGACTGCCACGATCGCGGACGGCTCATCCTGCCCCGGGTTGCCGTCACTGACCAGCACCGGTGTGCCATCAGTGCCCACCTGACCCGCGTACAGCGACGTGAACGACGACCGGATGGCGGCAATCACCCCCGCAAGCGACTGGGTTGGCATCAGGCGATCCCCCACACGCTCGCATCAGGCGCGCACAGCTCATACACCGCGTTCGGGACCGCGAACCCGGTCGGCGCAGACGGCGCCGAGCCCGGGGTGCCCATGCTTGGCCGCAACCCCTGCTGCCCCGACACAAGCCACAACTGCCGCACAACCAGCCTGGTTGCCAGGACCTGGTTCGCTGTCAAGACACGGCCAACCTGGGAAATGACATGAACGTTGCGGCGCCCCGCAGCGAACGGTGCAGCCACACCGGACACGCGACGGATCAGTGCACCCGACTTAGAGTCGAGCGTGTAACCAAACGCATCCACGGGCGTGATGCCGTCCAACGGCTGATAGATGAGGGTGCGGATCACGTTCGCACCAAACGTCTCAGTCACGGACGTGACCGAGATGACGGGCGTCTTGGTGAGCATGATGATCGGCGAGCCACCGTCATACCACTGGTCCTGTGTCTGTTGAAGGATCGGCCCGATGATGTTCTCCATGATCGGGGTCGCCGCCATGATGTACAGCCGAAGGTCCTCATCCTTGACAGTGTCGCCCGCGGGCTTGCCGAGCGCAGCGCGTGCGTCCGCGAGGCTGATGATGAGTCGCTCAGGAACTGCAACATCGAACGCGTCTTCGTAAGCGCACGCGTTGAGCCCGGTGGCTACCCACCCGACATCGTGATGGCCGGCCTGCGTCGTCGGGTACGACGCGGTGTAAGTACCGGTCGTCGCGTTCGTCACAGCCGGCGTCGCCACGGTCAGGTCCGGCAGTGTCACGGTGACAACAACGGTGGTCGCGTTCGCCGGGTTACCACTGTCGTCAGTGATGAACACGGCCAACGGGTACGGGTCACCAAGGTCTATGGCCATGACACTCCCTGTTCAGTTGTCGAGCGGGCCGGTCAGGACTTGGGACGCGTCCGTGAGATCGGGCCAAGGACGGCCTTCTCCAGCATCTGGACCTGCGGCTCGTCGTCGAAGCGGGACAGCTCCGCGTTGACTGCGGCGAGGCGGTGTTCGCGTCCGGCCTGGGCGTGGCCTTCGGCTTCGCGGCGCAGCGCGGCGATGTATGCGGCCCGCGTCGCCATCAGTAGTCAGCGTTCCCGTGGAGCTGCTGCTCGGCAACAGGCTTGGGCTCGGCAACAGGCTCGGGCTCAGCCAGTGAGGCTCGCTTCTCATCGGCCGTGCCAGTCTTCGGCAGACCGGCGTCGTCCAGTGCCGCGGCCAGAGCCTCACCCTTGAGGTCCTCGGGTGCGACGGGTACTGCTGGCTGTTCAGACATGATGGGTCTCCTTTTGATGGGTGGTGCGGTGGTTGGTGCTGCTGTGCGGCCCACCGGTCAGGCAGGCCGCACAGCAGTGTCAGATCAGAAGCCGGCAGGTGAAATGAGTCCGGTCCCGCCGATGACCGAGATAGACGTCAGGTACCGGTCAGGCATGAACGCGACGTAGTTCCACAGCTGCAAACGCACCTGCAGGGTTCCACTGAGCACCTCGGTGAGTGCCCGGGTACGCAACGCGCCTTCCCAGAGATACTGGTCATCGAACTTGCTGACGATGATCTGATCCTGGTTGGCGCCCACTCCGAGGTTGGACACGACGTTGGCGTCCACGTAGATCGGGATCCCGAAGATCTCACCCGCGAGACCTTCAGCAGTGCCGTCGTAGGCACCCATGGCATTGAACCCGGGCTGACCCTTCGGAAGGACCAGCGGGCGGCCTGTGCTGTCGACCTGCGTGACGAGCCAGAACCACCGCTGCGGAGTGACCACCATCCCGGTCGGCATCTGGAAACGCTGCCGAGCGACCTGAGATGCGGCCTGCCCCAGGACCGGGTACAACTCACCTGCGGTTGGGGTCGCATCCGTGTAGGTGACCGTGTTGGTACCCGACACGATCGTCAGGCCCTTCAGTGCGCCCGAGGCGCCAGAACCGTTCAGGGCTCCAAGGTCGAGCTGCTGGTTGTAGGACCCCATGAGGTCCTTGAACACGATCTCGTCAAACGCAACCGGGGACTGGTCCAGGAGCTGCATCGCGATGTCCTGGCCGCCAGCGATGGTGCGCACTGGTGCGCTCACGAACGTGTCGGTGATGTCGGTCGAGGACACAGTGCCCGCGTCGAGCTGGGTCGCGGTCGTGGAACCGGTCGCAACCTTCGGGAGGTTGATCGAGTCGGTTCCAGTGGGCAGGTCCAGCTGCATCGCCAGGTTGGCGGTGGTGCGGCCTGCACGCAGGTAGCCGATGAACTCGTCGACCAGCCACAGCGGCGGGACGAAGTAGCCGCCCTGGCCGTCGGTGCGGTTCGGGTTGACGCGCTTCTCGAACTGTCCACCGTTTCGGGTCATGCGCTCTTCGCCGTCCGCCGCACGCTTCGCGCGCCTGGCTTCACGCTTGGGCATGTCGACGTCGAGCTCGGCCACGTGACGCTGCAACCGTTCGGTGACACCGCCGGGGCCGTCGATGCCGGTCTTGGCGCGGGCCACGTCCAGGAAGTAGCTGTTCCCGGAACCTCGCCCGTAGATGGTCGGCTCGGAGGTGACGTAGGCGACGGGAATCCCGTCGGGGCCGGCGTTGCCAGTGTTGCCGAGAAGCTCGGCGGCCTTGCCTGCGGCGGCGCGGCGGTCGTCCTCGTCCTTGACCTGGACGATGCGGGCCTCAAGCTGCTCACGCTCGGTGCGCAGCTCGGCGTACTTGTCGGTCTCCTCGGAGGTCAGCGCGGTGCGCTGCTCCGTCTCGGCGAGGGTGTTGATGGCGCGGATCTCGGCGTTGAGCGCGTCGAGTCGTTCACGAAGTCGCTTAAGCATTGGAATCCCTTTCAGGGCGTGGGGCACCCACACGGGTGCAGTGATGTGTTGTGCGGGTTACCAGACGTCAGGTGGTGTTCCCAGGTGGTGCGCGCGATCCGCGTCCGGCGTGGGCTCCGGCGTAATGTCAGGCGATGTTGCGCAGCGCTGGATCTTCCAGCAGCCGCAGACGAGCCAGGGACATGCCCTTGGGTTCGCTCTTACTCTCCGACGATGCGCCGGAGGAAGTCGTGTCGTCGTCAGGGTTCGGGACACCCATCAGCTCAGATAGCAGCGGAAGCGCCGCGTCAACCGAGTCGTCGGCGTCCGCGAGCAGATCCAACACCTGCTGCAGGGTGGCCATCGTGGCAGCCGACAGGGTCGCCCCAGCGCGTTGCTCCTGCCGTGCCCGCTGGGCGATCAGTGCAGGCACCCGGGTCCGCATCAGCGCCTTGGCCTGAGCCGAGCGCAGCGCCGTGGTGCCCGTCGTCGCAGGGTTCGCCGGCCACGTCACCTCAGACGTGTCACCGCCGTCCATGTCAATCTCGAGGATGTCGCGCTGGTCGTAGTCGGGGCTCCACGTCTGGCGGGTCACCCAGAACGCGAACGACATTGCGTCAAGGTCGCCGGCCTCCATCGCCGAGCGCATCTGATGGACATCCGCGCGAGTACCGTCAAGATCAGCCTCAACCATGAGGTCAGGCGCTGCAGACAGTCGCAGCGTGCCCGACTTCGTCCGGGCCATCGGCGCCCCAGACCAGTCATGGTTCAAGGTGAAAATCACGTCCGGGTTGCCATTCAGCGTCTGAGTGAACGCGGCCGAGCGCACAATCTCGGTGTAGTCACCCAGCCAATCGGCCATCACATACGGCGAGTCAACCTTTGACGCACAACCCGTGAAGAGCAACTTCTCGCCGCCCGTGCCATTGGGAACCGACCGAAGCTCGGTCTGCCCCTCGAAACGCAGGTCAAGCGTGTTCGGGCCGGTGGACTGCCGCACCAGCGCACGCATCGCCCTCGGGTCGCCGTCAAGCACTCGCTGCTCCAGCTCCTGCAGCCCTCCGTGTCGGATCTTCATGCGAGCGCTCCGTTCGTGGGATCTGCAGGGTCAACCAAAGCGGGGTCCGTCTCGCCGGGCTCAAGAATCCCCGGCAAGGTCGTGTTCGTGTTGAACGGGATGTTGTAGTCGGTGCCGTTCGGGCCATCGATCGGTGACCAACCCTCATCGGCACGCAGCTCGTTACGGTTGCGGCGACCAATTAGGCGGTCAATCTGCGCGATTTGCGCACGCTCAAGAGCCGACGCGCGCAGCAAACCCTCATAGATGAACCGGGTGAAGGTCTGCTGACCGCCCGGGATCATCCGATCCCACACACCTTCAATGGTCGTGGTGATCGGCACCAGCGTGTGTGTCGCGTAACCCTGGTCAATCGTGTCCAGCCCACCCTTGCCACCCTGGCTGGCGTGGCTAGACATCGACATGATTCGCTGTGGCGGGACACCGAACCACCCGCAGAGCTCCTCGGTGGAGAACTCACGCGTGCCCAGGAACTGCGCGTTCTCGTTCGAGATCGACAACGGTTTCCACTCCGCACCGCCGAACATAACGGCGGGCCGGTGAGAGTTTGCGACGCCAGAGTGTCCTGCTTCCCAGATCTCTTTGACCTCGCGCGCCTTGTCTCTATCCCCAGCCCCAGGCATCGAGATGACACCCGAGAGCGCCGCACCGTTCTGGAAGAAATTCTTCCCATACTCAGCGACTGACGACGCGAGCGACAGCGCAATCCGCATGTAGGACACAGGGTCGATCCCTGCGGTCGCACCAGGCAGCATCATGCCCTTGATGTGCTTCACCTGATCGGGGCGGTACTTCTTGCCCGCAATCGTGAAGAACTGCCCCAGCGAGTCAGTGCCAGGCTGCACCCTGTCAGGGTGCATCGTGGCCACCTGCATCGGGAAACCAAACTTATCCTCGGCGACCACCCACAGGTAGGAGTTACCGCGCAGCCGCATCGAAACAGTGATCTGCCCCATTCCCTCCGAGGGTGAGATGTCCGGGCCGAACGGTTCCGCGACGATCTGAGGCTGGTTGACAATCGCTGACTTCACGCCACGCTTCTCGCCCTGGTATGCGCCAAACGGAAGAATGCCGATGTCGTCACTGAGCACACGCAGACAGTTCAGGACCGTCTGAATGGCGAGCGCACCAGACTCTGTGACAACCGACCCACCACCACCATTACCCAGAATCTGACTATTCGACGGGATAGACGAGTCGCCGAACGTGTTGGCTGGGTTCGCCGAGCGTAACGACATCCCTGCGTTGCGTACCGCGCGAGTCAGCAGGTCCACTAAGGTGCCTCAGTTCCTGGCTTGCGGTGCCACAACTTGATACGAGGCATCTTCACGTCCGACACGGCCACGCCGATGATGAAGAACGCGATCGCGGCGACGAGCAGCGCCGAAGCCGGCCCGAACACCAGCCCAGACCATGCGGCCAATGCGATGAACCCGAGGATCTGCAACACAACACCCATCGGCCTGCCTCCTCAGTAACTGTTGTCTTCGGTGGACTCGTCGTCCTCGTCCAGGTCATTGAAGAAGAACACCGACACCTCTGGGTCTGGACCCTTAATTGCGACCCACAGCGCCAACGTGGCCGCGTAGAGCGGTGTGATGTCAGCGGAGGACCGTTTACGACCCCAACGCCACGCACCCTCGCCGTCCTCAACCGCCTTACGAGCCGTCAACAAGGCCGAGATGAGCACTTGTTGCCCTAAATGGCGCAAACCTTTGGTCATGAACAGGTCGAAGACTAGGCCGCACGCCGCGGCAACGTCGTTGCCCTTAATGAAAATCAGCTCGATGCCAACAGCCTGCAACGCCGGAACCAGGGACTCAGCCGCCGAACCCGACGCGATAGCGACCTTCATGTCCGGCCAACGCTCGGCAAGCTGCACCATGCGCGGCACAACCCAGTCCGTACCGGGCTGATGATCCACCGCACCACCATGGACAGCGGTGATCTCGATGTGCGGCAGACCATCAGCGCGGATGCCAGACACTGCGATCGCAGCCCACGAATGAGCCGGCGACACATCCAAGGCGAAGATCGGAGCCGAAACGATCTCCGACTTCACGTCAAAGCAAGACTCAACAAACTCAGGCGAGATCACAACACCCGCCTCAACATCGTCCCAGACGCCCAGTCCTTCACGGCGCCACGAGTCATCCGACTTGAGGTTGGCCCGCAACCGCTTAACGGACGCCAATGGAGTCCGGTGAGGGTAGGACGGGTTCCCCTTGCGTAGCTGCTCGATGCTGTCCAGGCTCGGGCCGCCCTTATGGCCCGTCTCTGGGTCAGCCGAACACTCGATGTAGACAGCCTCGCCACCCTCGACGACGCCTTGCCCATCCGACTTGATCGCCAGAGCCTTCCTCCTGCGATCCGCGAACTCCTCGCCGGGGTCAGTAGGCCGCGGTGGCGTCCCCATGTAGAACAGCAGCGCACCATGCGGGTGCCGGGTCTGGTTCGTCGCCGCAACCATGTCCTCAAGCGCCTTCGCGTCAAGGATCTGCGCCTCATCGAACACCTCGACGTCGACCTCATCGAAGCCACGACCGAAACCCTGCGAGCGTGCGCCGAAGAAGATCACCGAGCCGTTGGCGAACTCGATGGCCTCCTTGCCAGACCCGCGCCGGGTGGCGAGGATGTACGGGGCCACAGACTTGCGCCGAGTAAACCCCAGCAGCGACCGGAATGTGTTCCCGAGCGTCGCCGTGTGATGCGCAGTCCACAACACCTTCAGCCCAGGGAACAGAACGCACAGCGCAAAGATGATCCGCCCAACCAGGAACGTCTTGGCGACTTGGCGCGGGATCGACAGCGTGACGCCGCCCACCGTCGCGGCGTACAGACCGTCCGCGCGCTTGCCGAGGATGACGCGGCCAAGGTCAGCCTGCCAGCGATCGAACTCATCGCCCCACTCACGGCACTTCGCCTCAACGCCGGGCCAACCCGTCGACACGATCCCCTCAGGGATCACGACATGACGAGCAACCTCAGATAGCCGACGCGTCGAAGGCTTCGTCCTCAGTCGGGCCGCCACGTTCCGCCTCAACCTTCTCTGCATGGTTGAGCGAGGCGATCTCCTTGGAGATGTCCTGCAACCGGCGAGTCAAAGACGCGAGGTCACGCGGAGGGCACTGAGGGTCAGAGACCGCCTTGGCAATCCGCTCACGCATCGCCACCAGCAGACCCTTGTGATCGCCCGACGCCGCAGCCACTGCCACGCTCTGGTGAACCACTCGCGAGAGACGCTCATTTGTCCCGACAGCGCGCAGACCAGGCTTGCGTGGCATCGGGACCTCCTTGGGTGTGGAAAACATTGGATGGAGAAATTGAACGAAGCGGGGTGATCTGGCCCCCCTGGCGAGAACTAATTGCCCCCCCCCCCGCCATCATGCGACGCATCACCAGTCGCGTGAGGATCGGTTGCCGCGCATCCTGTTGCCTAACGTGGCACCACTACTGCGGTTGCAGTGTGAGCAGATGATGCGGTCACCTGGTACTGCACCACCACCGAGTGCGACTGGCACTGTGTGATCCAAGTCCATACGTGATGGGTCTGTCATCAACCCGTCACACTGATGTGTGCAGTAACCTGATGCGCCGCATGGACACCACGTGTTGAGTGCGTATGGCAGTAGTCGCTTGCGTGCCTTCGCCTGGTTGTACCTGTTGGTTCGCAGGTATGCGGGCATGGTCTACTGCTGCGCGAGTGGCACGATCACGGCGAGTACCCAGCAGAACAGGCCGACAGCGATGAGGTTGACCCGGGTTGCTGTGCCGAGTGCGGCGAGTAGGAACATGACTGCGGCGATGGTCAACAGGATCAGGACGACGATGTGTTGCATGGTGTGTCCACCTTCTCTGCGACGACGTGTCGTGTGTGGCGTTCGGTGATGTGGTAGGTGACAGGGTTGATGTCGCCGAACTTCACAATGTCGCCATCGATCACAATCGACTCAAGCAGTTCGTTGCTGATCCAGATGACGGGGTCTGCTTTGTCGACGCGAATGCGGCCGTCTTCGAGTCGGGTGAATGTGGCGCTATGAGATATGGTCATGGTCTGGTCATCTCCTCGAGATTGAGCTCCAGCCGAATGCCAGTGATGGCTGCCTCTGCCCTGGTATGGACATGCATCTTGGCGAAGAGGTGAAGTACGTGGGTGCGAACCGTGCTGGTGGTCACGCACATCTTGTTGGCGATGTCCTTGTTGCCGAGTCCTTGCCTGAGGTATCCGAGTGTTTCGTATTCCCTGCTGGTCAGGTCGTTGTCTGGATGGAGGACATGCACTGGTGGTGTGAGCATCGCCTCGAGTGCGCGGACTGTGGTGAGTGCTTTGCGCAACCGGCTGACCTCGGCGTATGCGGCTTCGAGGTCGGCGCGCATCTCGACTACCGATGTCATGACTCGAACACCGCGAGGACTCGATCGGCGTCGTCCTTGATGGCTGCGTAGACCTGCACAGGCGTGAAGTTCTGCTGCTTGTGGTCGTCGATCCAGGTGCGGAGTTGGATCGTCGCCTCATTGAGTGGATCGACGAACTCATCGAGGTCTTCTCGCGCTTCGTACTCGATGACGATGACGAGTCGCTCAGCCATGGGTCAGCACCGTCCGTTGCTCGAGGAGCTCGTCGATATGCTCGTAGGTTCTGCGCACCCCCGGATGTTGGCTCATCGCGGGGGTTCCACATGACAAAACCTCGACCTGCAGTCGGGGTTCAATAGTTTTCGGGGTCCCTTTTTTCGTTGGCAATTCAGCATGACACAGTACTTGCTATAAAGCCAACCATCAGGCACTGACGGCGTGTCGCGCGTCTTGGTTGAGCAGTTCACGCACATCGCCGATGCGATACAGAGGTCGTCCAAGCCCATCTGTCGCGTGCGAGATCAGTCGGCCACGTTGAGCCCATTTGCGGATCCGGTCGACGTGGATCGGTGAACCCCACTCTGTGAGCGCACGGGCGATGACGAACGCTCGCTCCAGTCGATCCTCAGCTTGCTCAAGCAGCCACGATCTGCGGCCTTCCATGTCGTAGGCCATATTGCACGGATGACACTCGACCTGAGCCGCTCCTTGGCGCGCATACAGATCCTTGCGGCAGATGTTGCACGGTCCCGCGTAGATCAGCGGCTCAGCGCGATCGATGATGCGCTCGAGCTTGTAATCGGCTCCGGTTAGATCCTTGAACGCTTCCGGCGCCTCAGGTCGACGCCGTAGCCACCAGACACGCTCGGCGATGAACTTGGCCGCATGGGTGATCTCAGAGTCCTTGATGTGCCAGCGGATGATGGTGCAGGACTCGTGCTTGCATTCGGTCGGCGTGCAGATCGGCCCAATCGGCGGTTCTGAGATCGGCGGCAGTTCCATCCGCGGCACTCGCTCCTCGAGGATGACTCGCGCCCATGTCGTGATCGTGTTGTTGATCGCGTGTGCCACATCAGATGCGCCGACGTGGAACATCATCGGCTGCACCACGACGCCAGGTTCAGCATCGGGCCAGTCCTGCAGCGGCTCAGGAATCCCACCGGTGTTGTCGACCGTGATGCGCGACTGTCTGGCCAGGGTGATGTCGAGTTCGGAGTGCAGCGCCGCGATGTGTCGCAGCGCCTTGGTCAGTTTGTCGCCGCAGCTTCGGCAGATGTAGGCGTTGTCATGGATCGGTTTGTCACAGGTTGGGCAGATCGGTGTCGTGTCGCTCACGGCTGATCCTCATGTAGGTGGCGTGCGACCCATTCGGCTAGTTTCTGGTCGGTGTAGGCGGGGTTGTCGTACTGGCCGATGTGGGCTTGGGAAAGGCATCGGTGACAGACGGTGTCAACGGCGCGGATTTGGCGGTCCTTGATGACGATGTGCGCTGGCGTGTCGCTCACTTTGTACCAGGCTTTGTTGCGCCCGTAGACGGCACAGAATCCGGTCTAGGTCTCCCAGTGCCCGGATTCGTGGATTGCGCGCCTGCGTGCCGCACGTGGGCGCGCACAGCCCGGGCGTGGTGCGCGATCAGCCAGGCTTTGAGGCGTTCGACGCGGGTAACGATCGCGGCCGTGAGGTGGTCGACCAGGAGGTTGAGTGCGCGCGTCATGACGGGTCCCTGAGTTCGGCGCGCACGTTTGAGTGGCACGACAGGCTGATGAGGTGGCTCGTCGTGGACATGGTGACTTCGATCCGCGCGTCCGGGTCTAACCCTTCAGCCACCGCCTGACGCACCTCGGTGGCGAACGTGAGCAGATGGTCGACTGTCATGTGATGGAGCGCCGGGTTGCTTCGGACGGCGATGCTGTCAATGCCAGCCGTGCGAGTGATGGTCATTTCTCCTCCTTCGTGCCACAGCATCGGCAGATGCGGCTGATCTGGTCGTCGGGACACCAAACTGTGCGCCTACAGGCGCCGTGGTTGCCGTGGTAGCAGGCGGTGCAGGTGCGGCAGGCGGCCGCGGTGCATGACGGGCCACTCATGACGTCGGCTCCTCAATCGCTCGGATCGTCGGGCAGGGCCATCTGCGGTTGTCGTGGCAGCAGAACTTCACGACGTCGGGGCCAATGCCGGCGATAACGTGCAGCGCCTTGACGCGTTCGATGGCGGCTTTGGCTGCGACCTCTCGGTCCAACGCATCAGCGGCAACCCTGAACAGCCGCTCAGCCTCAACGAGCGCTTCGTCGTGTTCACGCTGGGCTTTCACCAGTTTCTGGATTGCGCCAACGAACGAAGTGATCACATCCCCGTGGATGCGGCACCTGAGGGCGCCACGCATGGGCGGGTTGGCGCAGTGCCCACCGGCGCGGGTAGGTGCGCCGCACGGCTGGCCGGTCATGACTGTCCCTGGCGGTTATCAGTTCCATAGCCAGACCCGTGCAACAGGTCAACCAGGTCAGCTAGCCGGATGATGCACGGCCACGACGCAACCGACTGCTCACCCATGCCGTTCGGGCGAAACGTGACCAGTGGCAAACCTTCGCTCGAGGCTGCTTGTCGAACCCACGCCATCGGGTCGAACGCTGCACGGGCTTTGACCTCGATCGCCAGGGCTGGGACGCCGGTGATGTCGGATCCTGACCGGCCGGCGCCTGTGGATTCCGCGTAGGGCCAGCCATTGAGTGCGAGGTACTCAGCTACGACCTTCTGTGTTCTGAGGCCGCGGTGTTTTCGGGATTGGGTGGCCATCATGCTGCTGCTCCTGTCGTGGCTGCTTTAGGGATCAGGTGGACACAAAAGGCGGGCGCCACGTAGCCGGGTGCTGCGCGGAGCAGGGTTTCGAAGTGCGTCAGGCACTGCCAGGCGCCGCAGAGCGCGCACCTTGAGATGTGCTGCTGGGTCCATGCCTGCCGTGAGGTGAGGCCGTGGGCTGCGTCGTAGTCGGTTGGGGTGACGGTGGTCATGACGGGCACCTTGTGTGGACTCGGGTCGAGCCATCGAGCAGGACGCGCAACATGCGCCCGCAGTAGTCACACGGCTTGTGCCCTCGCATGCACGTCTTCTGCCATGGGCTGAAGTCGCCCCACCAGTTGCCATATCCAGACGCGCCGCAGACGGAGCACCTGACCTTGCCTGATCGTGGAGTCCTCTGTGGGAACGTCACGAACGGGCCATAGGGCACGAGATAGGCGCGCAGTCGGGGCTTCACGCCGTCACCCCTTTCGCGTCGATGCTGTCGCGTGCTGCGGTGAGGTCGGCGTGTACGGGTTTGGGTGTCCAGTCGCGGGACCTGGTTGGTCGGGGGATCACGAGGTTGTCGGGTCGTGGGACGGCATGGGCGATGCAGTCGGGGCAGTGACCGGCGTGCCAACGCTCATGATCGGCGCACTGCATCCGTGACTGGCCTGGTCCGGCGCCTTCGGTCATGGATGTCGCGGTCCACCACGGGCCAGCCTCGGCGAGACGTGCCGGTGTTTTCGTCTTGGCGTCTGTTGCGATCCATGCGAGGGCGACGGCGAGGTCACGGTATGGGCGGGTTGCGTGGTCGCGGGTCAGGATGGTGAGCAGTGAGCGGATGGGCCATTCGGGGCGGATGGCGTTGGCCATGGCGGCGAGGCGTTCAATCTGGTTTTCAGTTGGCATGGCTTGCTCGCAATTCCAAAACGTCGCGGCCTCGCGCGTTACGTAAGTGACGATTGGATTTGTAAGCCAACCAAAGACTCTCTAATCCCTGTCTCTGTCTCTGCTTGGATTTTGCTTGAGCACTTGGTGCAGCATTTTGCTTAAGCACTTGGTGCAGCATTTGCTTAAGCACTTGCTTCCCCTCCCGCGTCGATCCACTTGTCTCTAGCACGTGACTCGACGGCTCGCATGCCGCCGAGAGATCCGGCGTTGGAGCGCTTGATTCGCAACGCTTCAATCTCAGCCTTGGACCGTTGGTGTTCGAGGTAGTCGTGCATGTAGACGCCGCCCCTGATTGGCTCGACCATCTGGATCAGCAGTTCGGTTCGGGCCTTGGGTGTCGTCCGCTTGAGCCATACAGTCTCGGGAACCTTGCCGTCACTCTCGTTGCGCGAGCACCAACACCAGAGGGTGATTAGGCAGCGGAACCCCTTGTCTGACAGGGCCTCGATCTTGCCGTTCTCTGGCATGTCGTTGGCCACAGTGATATAGATGCGCTTGTCTCTCGACATCAGGCGACGCCGCCGAAGTCGAGGACGCCTTGGCTCAGTCGGCGGGCGGCGATCTCGCAGTAGCGTTCATCAATCTCGACGCCGATGGCTTTGCGGCCTAGTTGTTTGGCTGCCACGAGCGTTGAGCCTGAGCCAGCGAACGGATCTGCGACAGTGCCCTCCGTGAGGCGCAGTAGGTCGACCATGACGTCCCCCGCTTTGGTATGTGGGTGGCCGCCAGCCCTACTTACAATGCCGGCTGAGCCTCCGACAAGCGGGCGATGTGAGGCGAACACTGATGATCTGCCACCGATGCCCGAGGTCCATTTGTTCAGGAGGTAGATCGCATCAGCGTCACGCCTGACCCCAGCCATCGCACCGCGTAGACCGGAATCGGCTGGCTTGCGGTAGATGCAGACCAACTTGGTTCCATTGGGCGGCGGAAGCATGAGGTCACCAAATGAGATCGCAGGTCGGTCTATGCCCCATAGAGACAGGGCTGCGTCACGTACCTCTGTCGTCTCATCGTTGGCTATGCCTTGGTTGAGGTTGTCGGAATGGTGCCCCTTGAGTCGCCCCTGTCGCCACGCCCTGCCATACGGCGGGTCCGTGACGAGCACATCGGCAGACAGCCACTCGGTAACCTCGCGACAGTCTCCCAGGTACAGGGTCACGAGGTCGTCTTGGTAATACGGGGTGGGGGTCTTACTTCTCTGGGCGATTGGCTCTAGCATGAGTCAACGCCTCCTTTCCGGTATCTGGATTGGAGTGCTAGAGGCGGCTTCGAGGTCACACTCGGGGCCGTCTCGCTACGTCCCATCATACCGCAAACCCTTGCGCCGCAAGCCGATTCGCGCATCAGATGGCCACCTCAATCGGGCTGGTTTGGTGGCGCGCATCAACATGCCGCAGCAGTGGTCCGGGGAACTGGAACGTTTGCCCGCACACGGTGCACACGTGGGGGTTGGCGGGGTTGTGTCGCAGCACGATGTGCCGGTCCCGGTTGGCCGGCCAGGTGAACGCGTCGCCGCAGTCGGGGCAGGCGTTCACACCCCTGAGCTCGCGGCGTTCGCGTTCGGTCGTGTTGCCCCATACGCCGAACCGTTCATGCGTGTCCAGGGCGTAAGCGAGGCATTCGGCTGTGACGGGGCAGTGTCTGCAGATCTTCTTGGCTTCACGGACGGATTCGCCGAGTTCTGGGTAGAACAGGTCGTGGCCGATCTCCCTGCACAACGCCCGGTTGGCCCAGGGTTGCGGGGTGAACATGAACGGGGGCTGGTATTGGCCGAAGGGTGGGCCACGGCGGGTAGGTGCGGGCTGGGCCGTCATGAGATGCGCCTGGTGCCTGACGAGGTCCCCACGACGCTGCCCCTGGACGTGTACTCCCGCGGCTTGGCGACACCCTCACCCGCGCGGTAGCGCGCCTTGGCGCGTTGCGCTTCAGCTGCCTTACAGGCATCGCAGGCGACCTCACCGGCGTGCCGGTGAACCTTGTACCGCGCAGCGGTCCCATGTCCCGCACGGTCGCGCGCCCGGGCCGCCACACGCTGGGTGCGCTTCCGCAAAGCGCGCCGCTCATCCTCGGTGAGGCCGCCCCATACGCCGACCACGCCAGCCTCCAGCGCCCACATGAGGCAGGGCTCCATGACCGGGCAGCCGCGGCACACAGCCTTGGCGTCCTCGGTTTGGCGTAGGGCGGCGGCGTTGTTGCCGACCGGGAAGAACAGCTCCTGGTCGTGCTCGAGGCAGCTGGCTTGGTCGCGCCAGTCGTACGGGGCTGCGTAGTCGGGCTTCATGACACACTCACCTTGAGGTCATCGCGCAGCAGTTCGAGGCTCCCGAGATCCGTTGCGTCACGCAGGGATTCGCCCCCGTGGGTCTCAGCCCAGTCAGCGGCGACAGCTTTGC